TAATCAGCTTTTCGCATTTCATAATGAGTTGCCTCCGTAGATTTTGTGTTATTGTATTTTGGGAGGCCCCACGACCGGGGGCCGGATTTCAAAGGGAAATCAGATTAAACAGAAGCCGAACGCCACGCCGTAAGAGTAGGACGCGTAGTGGTAGTAGCTGGCACCGTAGTAGTTCACAAAGGCAAAAGACGAAGACGACGACGCCTCAGGCGACCGCAGCCACCAGAACCATGTCCCGTTGTCGCCGCATTCCTTCACACGGTCTTTCTCGCGGAGGAAGCAAAGAAGCTGCGCGTCCTCCGGCTCACGTTCCGACCAGCGGCCCTTGCCGAACACCTGCGTCTTGGAGAGCAAGAACAGCTTGTCTTCGGTTTCCACTCGCTCACCGTCCACGATCTGGACGATTGTCGTCGGCGCAATGAGCGCCTGAAGCTCGTCCGGCAGAAGGGCGAACACGGTATTATTGAGATACTGCCGCATATCGCAGGCAGCCCACACGCCCTTGTTGGTGGCGCGCTTGTTCATGCGGTGCTCGTCAGCGAGACAGTCTTCGAGGACGAAGAACCACTTACCGTTCTTGTCCTGTGTAGCTCTCACGGCCACTTCCTCGCCGTTCTTGAGGTTGAAAACGATCAGGTCGCCCTGCGCAATGGTGCCGTTATCGACCGCTGCCTTCAGCGCGGCCCATGTGGTTTCGTTGGTAGTAGAAGTCTTGATAAACATAAAAGGTTGCCTCCTTAATCTTTTTTGAAAAACGCTCCGACCCAGCCGTCAGCGCCGAGGGGCAAGCCCTCCGCCCACGGGATCGGGGCTGACATGATCTTGACCACCTTGTCAAGCATGGCGTCGTTGGTGTCAAATGCGGCGGTGTCGATGACCACCTCGTCGTGAATGTGGAAAACTACAGGCAGCCCAGCGGCTTCAAGGTGTCCAATGGCCTGCGCCAAACAGTCGCGGGCGATAGCCTGTACGACATTCTCCACCAGCTTCCCGCCGTAGGTTTCGATGCGGCCCCACTTGTTCTTGTCGTTCACGCCCATATAGGTGATGGACGGGCCGCCCCAGCGGTTTTCTCCGACAGCAGGCTCCACATAATAGAGCTTGCGACCGGACGGAAGCAAGATGGTCATGCAGGTCGTACCACGGATGCAGTCACATTCCCGCGCGAAGGTGCAGCAGCGAACGCGGAGAGAGCCGCCGTTCTGGATGACGCGGATCGCCGCGTCGTTGAAGCTGTACCAAAGGTTGCGGATTTTGGGGTTTGTGTTGCGCCACTTGTCCACGATGTCTTTGATTTCTTCGTCCGGCAGGTCGGCAAGCAGCTTGCCAGTGTCCATCTGCCGCATGGCGGGAACGCCGCCCTGATAGCCGAGGGCCAATTCTGCGACCTTGCCGCGCTGCCGGAGGGAATATTCGGGGTTGCCCTTCTTGATCCGTTCCAGCGGGACGCCGAACATCTGAGAGGCGGATGCTTCATAGATTTTGCCGTGCGTCCTGAAGACTTCAAGCCGCCATTCCTCGTCGGCCAGCCACGATATGACGCGGGCTTCGATAGCGCTGAAATCGGCGTCGATCAGGACGTTGCCGGGAGCGGCCACAAACGCGGTGCGGATAAGCTGTGACAGCGTATCATTCGGAGAGCCATAGACTGTCCGCAGCGCGTCGAGCTTGCGGCCTTTGACCAGCTCACGGGCAAATTCCAACGGCTCCGTGTAGGTGCGCGGCAGATTCTGGACCTGCACCAGACGTCCGGCCCAGCGCCCCGTCCGGTTTGCGCCGTAGAACTGAAGCAGCCCACGGACGCGCCCGTCGTCGCACACAGCGGCCTCAATGGCGTCGTATTTTTTGGTGCTGGTCTTGCCCAGCTCCTGCCGGATTTCCAGCATCCGCTGAACGTGGTCGGCATTGTCGCGGCCCAGCAGCTCTTTGATCGTCTCCTTGCGGAGAGTGGTGATGTCGTCGCCGGTTTCAGCGGACAGCCAGCGGGCCAACTGCTTGACACTGTTAGGGTTTTGCAGGCCGGAAAGCTGGACGGCCTCGTCGGTGAGCTGTGTGCGAATGGTTTCGCCCAGCTCCAACGCGCCTTCGCAGAAATCCATATCGACCGCCACGCCGCGCGCGTTGATAAGAAGATCCGTTTCCCACTGCTTCTGAACGAAATCCGGTACGGGGAACACGGATAGGCGGCGTTCGATCTCCATTTCCGCCACAACGTCTTGGCCGTTGTAGGTCTTGAACAGCTCCCATTTTTCGGGGTCGTGATGCGGGTAGTTTCGGGTTCTGCCGCCGTTCGCCTTCGTGGCCTTACAGGGCACGCAGAAATAGCGGATCAGAGCCTTGCCGGTAGCCAGCTTCTGCTTGTCCTCCGGAATGCCCAGCGCCCGGCCCGTTGCGTCCAGACCTGCGGTGTAACCGGCATACAGGCCATGCAGCATTGTGTCACGCCACTGTGAAGGCGGGAGCTGTGCGCCCATGTACTTACTGAGGCAGTACCATTCAAAGGCCGCATTGTAGGCGTGCTTCAGGCACTGCGGGTCCGTCAGGGCGTGGATAACTTCCAGCGGGATTTTTTCGCCCTGCGCCATATCAATGACCTGAGTGGGCGCACCGTCGAAGCTGTACGCAAAAAGCAGAATCTCAAAGGCGGGGCTTTGCACATAGCGGTAAAGACCGGCCTTTTTCAGGTTCACGTCCGAGTACGTTTCGAGGTCGATACTGAGGTGGATCACGTCGCACCTCCTTATCGCTGGAAGGCTTCAGAGCTGGAATAAAGGCTGAGAACGTTCTTGGTGTTGACACCGCGTTCCTGAAGCTCCTCGATCATGGACCTGAACAGCGGGGTTGACTGCACATACTCGACCAGCTCCGCGTCGCTCAAGCTGGTTACATTCTTGAGGGACTGCTTGCGGTCATCGGCATTGAAGGGCGTCCAGACCGTATCAGAGAAGGTCGCGTGCTCGATGTCGGCCACGAGGATGGAAAGCGTCCGAGCGGGTTTCTGGACGAGCATACGCACCGTATTCAGCAGGTGCGGCGTCTCCATGTTGCCCACAGGGACGGCCTCGCCAACGCCGGTGATCCAAACGCCGGAATAGTCAAAACGGGTTTTCATATTTGCCTCCTTTGTGTCCTTGCCGGGCAGGCGGTCACTGTGTAGCCGCCTGCCCAGCGCTGTGGTTTACATGGGCTGACCGGTGATGGGGTTGATCTGGCCGGGAGTGTAACCGGCCTGCGGCTGAACGCCGCCAGCGGGATAACCGCCGTAGCCGGGAACAGGCGTTGCGGGCATAGCCGCGCCATACTGGCCGGTAGCATAGCCCTGTGCGGGGGTCGTCTGCGTGCCGCCAACACCGGCGAACTCAGCGGCAGTAACAACGGAGTTGCTGAGCGGTTCGCCGTCGCGGGTCTTCATCACGGCACGCAGGCCGCAGCCGACACCGCGCTTGCCAGCGGAGTTGTAGGCATAGAAGTTAATGGACACGCGGGCGTACATACCGCTGTAGATGTCCGTGGGGGCCAGTTCGCAGTTCACGTTGTCCGCGCCGCAGACATAGGGCTTGTTCTTACTGGATGCGGTCACTACCCAGCAGCCACGGCATTCCTCGCCAAAAGGCTCACCGGAGGGGCGCACACCGTCGCCGTCATGCACGACGGATTCGATGCGAGCGGGGCGGACGCCGTTCCACTTGGCGTTGACGCCGACCTCGGCGGCGGCGTTCATAGCCGCGTCAAGCTCCTGCTTGATAGTCGGGTTGGACTTGGGGATCAGCAGCGTGACGCTGAACTTCGGGTCGCCCACGCCGTTCTGCGGCGCACGGGCGGTCACGAGGTTGCAGTAGGACAGGCGGCATTCGGGGGTGAGAACTCTTTTCGGGTCATTCTGATACATGGTTTAATTCCTCCATAAAATTCATTCGGTTCAATATGTTCAGTCCTGTATCCGCAGGTAGGGTCAAAGGTTTTTGTAGATCGCATTGAAGGCGTTTCGGGTTACAGATTTGAGCGCATTCCGGTTCAAACGGGGCGCTTCCAGCAGTTCCATAATGGCGGTGAAGGATTCGCAGGCGTCACGGCACATATCCAGATAGCCGTCCGCGTTGCCCTCATAATCCTTGACCAGCTCCTGCTGTTTTTGGATTTCTTCCTTCAGCTCTGCGACGCATTCCCGGAAGCAGCGGGCGACATCATCTCCGAGCTTTTCGCGCAGCAGCCGTTCAAGGAACACGTCCTTGTCCTCGAAAATGACCTCCATGCTGCCATCATTGAGATATACCGTTTCAGCCATCGGACGCACCCGCAAACTCAGCAGCACCAACGCAATAGGCTTCGCGGCGGTCGCTTGCCAGCGCAAGTGTAGGTTTGCCCTTCGGCTTTGTGACACACTCGGAAAGCAGCTCCGCGAAGGTCTTCTTGCCGAGCATCTTTTCCAGCTCTGAGAGGGTCTTCGGCTTGCGGTCGTAGATCAGCACCTCGTCATATCCGGCGTCAATCAGCTTCTGGACAGCAGCGTCAACATCCGTGAAGGTGCGGTTGCTGCGGCCCTCCACCAGCTTCCAGCCGGGGATTTCGCCGCCGTCAAGCATAGCGCCGGTGGCGTAGTCCTGAAGGTCTTTGTACCACTGCACCAGACCTTCAGCCTGAATCAGCAGGTCGCCAACTTCGGCGTCCGAGAGGCACGGATTTTTTCCGATCTCTCGGCTGCCGTTCGCGGGGGTGAGATTCTTGAAATCCTCAAAGCCGGTGAAGAACGCGGCTCTTGCGGCACATTGCGCCTTGCCCTTGCAGAATCGGCAGTGCTCACCGGGGCAGAAATTTCCGGGGCCGTCGTAGGCTTCCTTTGCAAGGGGCTTGATGCTCTCGCCCCATGCAAGCAGATCATCCACACTGAGGGCGTCCTCGCTGGCCTCCTGTGACAGGCGCGGCTGGCAGATACCCATTGATACCCGCTTGATTTGGTCGCCGTAGATAGGCCCGTAGAGCTTCAGAGCGCCCAGCGCATACAGCCGCATTTGCGGGTTGTTTTCCGCCGATACGGGTACGCCCTTGCCGTGCTTGTAGTCGGTGATGTGCAGCGTGTCGCCGCCGATCATAATGCAGTCGCAGGTCCCAAAGCCGTCCGGGATATAGGCCGTGAGGTCAACCTTGACCTCCATTGCCACATGGGGCGGCGTAGCGTACTGCATGGCCTTCTCTGTGAGGTATTCCACATACGCTTCGGCGGTCCGCAGCATTTCATCGGAGTACAGCGGGCGGGCTTGCAGCTTCCTCAGTTCAGAATTGAATTTTCGGGTGGACAGGACGGTGAATTTCTTGCGGGCGTACAGCTCGCAGATGGCGTGTGCCAGAGTGCCTTCCTCCGCATAGGAGCTTGTCCCGTTCGGGAAGTTCTCCTCAAAATGCGGTGCCGCCGTACAAGCCAGCCAGCGGTGGGCGCTGGATGCGCTCAGAAGGGCGTGTTGTCTGGGGGTAGGCATCGTCCCACCTCCCGTTAAAGCTGCGCTCCGAGAGCTTTCAGCTCAGCACCAAAGGCGCTGTACGCCTCTTTCGGCAGCTGCGTCACGGCCTGCACACCGAACTTGCCCAGCAGGGCGAGGAGCTGCGGCATCTTGCCTGCGTCGATCAGCGCTGCACCCGCGCGGCTCAGTTCCTCCACGGTGTAGCTCTCAGCCGGAGCGACGGGCGGCGCAGCCGGGGCAGCAGTCGTCGGTGCAGTCGGCTGAACAGGGGTGGGTGCAACAGTGCCGGTAGTTGGCGCAGGCTGAACAGATGTCGTAGGGTTTACGGCGGGGGCAGCGGGAGCGTCGGAAAAATCAACGTTGACAACGCCTGCGTTGTCGATGTGGTGGTTGTTCCCTCCGTGCTGATGGCAGACGAATTCGGGCCGCTTGCCGATGGCACCGGCCAGCGCGTTCAGCGCTTCCGGCAATCCGGGGATTTCGATGGTCATTTTGATCTCAAACATGATTTGCCTCCTAAATGTTCTTCAGATCGTCGATGATTTGTTGCCAGCTTTCAGAAACGTTCAAGACGTGCCTTGAGTATTGACTTGAGTAGTAGCCTTGCTGCCAGAGCTTCGCAGCGCCGCCCTCGCCGCAGTTATAAGCCATGAGGGCTTTGTGCTGGTCGCCGTACTTGTCCAGCAGCTCACCGATCAGGAGGACACCGGCAACAATGTTGCCCTCGTAATCGGTGGGTTCGATCCCAAGTCCGCGCAGGCGATCATAGTTAATCGGGTGAACTTGCATCAGGCCCCAGCAGGTGCCGTTGTCTGCATCGAGGTTGAAGCTGCTCTCGCATTCCGCGATTGCCAGCGCCAGTGCATAAGGGACGCCGTAGTCCTCACACGCCTGCTGCATTACCTCCTGAAGCTCGTAGCTCAGCGGAATGTCGTCACTGTGTAGGAATCCCTGCCCTTCTGTCTCCTGCGATACGGTTTCCGGCTCTGTGACCGGCTCTGTGACCGGCTCGTCCGGTGTGGAGGCGGTAGGGGGTTCGGTTTCCGGCACGGACATTTCAGTCGTGGGAGCGGGTGCGGTTTCCTCCGGTGCGGGCGCTGCGCCTGACGCGCAGTTGACGGCAAGGATCGTGATTACGACCGCCTCCAACACTGCCAGCACAAAGAGGCCAAGAGCGATACGGCGCAGCCTATTGAACTGCTGGTGCTGCCGTCTGCGTGTCGTCGTCATAGAACTTGCCTTCCTCTCTGCATTTTTGTAGCCACGCTTCGTAGCGGCGCAAATTCTCCGGATCGGAGTAAAACCGCTCAATGCCCGCAAGCAGCGTCCGGCAGAGAATGTCCATTTGTACCCGCGGAATCTGCGTGCAGTCGATTTTGACGTTGGCCATGATGCTTTCCTCGTTTCTTACTGATTAACTGTGGGTTCGCTTGCCTGCCGCTGCTCAAGGCGTTCAAGCGCATCAATGATGCGCTGCTGGGTCGTGGCGTTGCCCTTCTTGTTGTGGAGAACAGCGGACAGATACGAGTTCGTCAGCCCTGCTTCATCCGCAAGCTGCTTGCCCGTGATCGCCGCCATGTGCATACGCCCGACCACTTCAGCGGTCCAGTCGAAATTCAAATTTTCACCTCCAAGTTCAAATATTTTTGCAAAAGGAGTTGAAATATTTGCACTGTTGTGGTATCATAGAAAAGGTGTGTATCTGATACCCTTTCGACGGCTTCCTCCGTGCCAGCGGAGGGGGCTTGCCATGCTATGGCTGTCGTTCGTTCAAATATTTGCTCCATGCTTTACATTATAGAGCAATCATTTGAACTTGTCAAGGGGGTTGGAGCAAATATTTGAATTTTCCTCGGAGGCAATATGTTTTACGATGTGTTCAAAAAGCTCTGTGATGATCGGGGCATCAATCCGACGCGCGCAAGTGTAGAGATCGGCTTCAGCCGTGGCAGCGTGTCTTACTGGAAGAAGCGCTATTTGGAGGGCTTCGACGCGAAACCTGATTCTTACACCGCTGAAAAGATTGCGGACTATTTTGACGTTTCAGTGGATTACCTGTTGGGAAGAACGGACGATCCGATTGACTACGACAAAAATGGGGACGCACTTGCAGAAATCCCGCTCACCTATGTTGAGGCGGCGAACGGTGATATGAAGAAAGCTCGGCAAATGATGCTTGCCGTCGATGCCGACGCGCTGCGGGAGCGTGACGCCATGCCAGAGGTGTATCGTCAATACCTGAAGCTGGACGAAATCGACCGTGCGAAGGTTGAAGCGTATATCACCGGTCTGCTGTCGTCCGATAAGTACCAGACGGTCACTAAAGCAAAGAATGCCTGATACGGCGTGAGGGAAAAATCCTCTACGTCGATTTCAAACGCTTTATGAGGTGAAGGGAGGTCGTGGTCATGGATGGACACGATTATGAATATCTGGTCGCAAAGTACCTTCGCGGGCACGGCTACACCGGCGTTAAGGTGACAAAGGGATCAGGTGATTTTGGCGTGGATGTTACGGCCCACAAGGCCGGACACAAATACGCCGTACAGTGCAAATACTACTCAAGCCCTGTGGGCCTCGGTGCGATACAAGAAGCAGTAGCCGGAAAAGCGCTCTACAGCTGCGACCGCGCAATGGTTGTCACCAACAGCACATTCACAAAGGCCGCGCGCGAGTTGGCAAAGGCAAATAACGTGCTTTTGCTGGAAAACGTCCGCAGCGCAGGGGGCTTCCGGTTCTCGCAGTTGCCGAAGGGCGTGAGAATTTTTCTGCTCGGCGCGTATCTGTTCACGGCGTCCGCTCTCTTTGTTGCCATGCTGGACATAAACAAAGAGCAACCCTTCTGGACAGCGGTGTATAACGTGGTAACAACGATGACGTTCATGTTGTTCCCGCTGTGGATAGGCCCCGCAATTCGTGGTGTCAAAAAGTTGTTTCAGCTGATTTTCATTAAAGGCAAAATTAGAAAAGTTGAATCGACGCTCGATCAAATGACAGTTTCCGCACAATCAGTACGGCCCAAAATTAACGCTTCCGCATTACAGCCATTTCTGCCTATTGAAGTTCGTGATAATCGAGACGAATTCGCAAACAACCTGTCCGAATTGTCAGTGCTTACAACGTCCGCAATTCAGCGTAAATGTAAATGCGGAAACAACTGTGCGTATGCAGTTCTTCAAAGCCTACAGGTCTACGGAATGATTCGAGAGATTCGGCAATTCACATACGAATGGACAGAAAAAGCCCTCCTGCTGGACGCAGAAGGACATAACGGGTAACAGATATGTCGATAGATATTAAATGGCAGGTGCCAATGGCAAAGCCGGAGGTCAGC